GATACATCACTGGAAACTGATACATCACTGGAAACTGATACATCACTGGAAACTGATACATCACTGGAAACTGATACATCACTGGAAACTGATACATCATCTTCGGATAATTCTCGAACACAGGAACTCGGAACGACCTCAGCGAGAACGCGGGAGGTCGGAACGACCGAAAGTGTTCGAGATTTATCCGGAGATGATTTATCATCGAAGGATAAAGACGGTCTCGCTATACATTCAATGGGAGAACATACCGAAAGTTCTCAAAATACGAACCCGATATCGAACGGGGGAGGTAGAAAGAAAAAAAACACCAAAGAAAAAGACGAATTGTCATTGAGCGGTGATGAACCACCGCTGGCTACAAATAATCCGGGCGAATATGATAAAGAACCGATTGAAAACAATTTGCCGTTTATTTCTATCATTATGTTTACGGAGAATGGAGAACCTATATATTGTGTAAAAACGGAAAGCATTTTTATGGAACTGTAGGAATCGCAATATAACCGATATTATTATAACAAATATAAAATTGATTTACATTATACAATATAAATCAATAACATTTATATCTACTATGGCAATGAAACAAACAAAAGGATTGCGTCGCAATGCCATCGATAAATATTACACAAAAGATAGTGTGGCGGAATTATGCCTAAATATGGTTAAACAAACCATACAAATAAATACCGCCGACGACTTCATTATAGAACCAAGTGCTGGGAACGGAGCTTTTATTGCAGGAATAAAAACATTGACTCGCAATTATCTATTTTATGATGTAGAGCCAGAACATACCGAAATTATAAAGCAGGATTATTTGTTATATGAATACAATACCGGAGAACATGGGTCTAGTAAAACACACGTTATTGGAAATCCGCCATTTGGACGCCAATCATCGCTTGCAATTCAGTTTATCAAAAAATCGTGCGGATTTGCACATAGTATTTCATTCATATTGCCGAAAAGTTTCAAAAAAGACAGTTTACAAAAAACATTTCCGCCACACTTTCATCTACTATTTGAAATGGATTTACCGGAGAAATCGTTCCTGGTAGATGGCGCCGAACATACTGTTCCATGTATATTTCAAATATGGGAGAAAAAACCCAATGCCAGAGCCATAGTAGAATCCGTTATCCCAGTCGGATTTGAGTTCGTTAAAAAAACGGAAAATCCAGATATATCGTTTCGTCGCGTAGGAGTGAATGCAGGAACAATCGACATCGCCATCGAAGAAAAAAGCGTTCAGTCGCATTATTTTATAAAGTTTACAAATGGAAAAGCAATCGATGAGAACATGTGCAATTTATCAACAATAACATATGAGTTCAATAATACGGTAGGGCCTAAATCTATATCAAAACCGGAATTAATTAAAGAATTTATCAAAGTCCTTGGGAGGGATGATTCCGGTAGGATAATCGACAATTAGGTCGCATCCCTTTACAAATCGGACCATAATTTCCGGAAAATGAACGTTGCTAACAATAATATATATCAATTGTTTTGCTTTTTTTTCGAAAATCTCTGAGTTAAACCTCCTTCCTTCGCCAATCATATTTGACGGCATGTATTTGCATCCATTCTTAGTGAATGTTTTTTGGTCATATTTAACGGTTTCGTCATTCACGTCCGTATGGTCATATTGCTTACACCGCTTTATATGAGTCAGTGGATAGGTTATGGCTAACCAGGCCTCGATAAAATGCGAGAACGCCCTGCCGTCTTGGAATATTTCTATCATAACGGATGTAGGTAAACTGCCGAAACTTATGTTTTCAATTGTATGGCGAAATGTTGTATTGTGCGTTATATTGCAATTCATAGGCTCGTCCCGAGCTCCGGAACTGCCACTTTCATCCGGACAAAACTCATGCGACGATTCATCGCACGGTTCTCCTACGCTGGTTCCGAGACCAGGAATTGCCGATAATTCAGTATTTATTATTACACTGGTATAAGATTGTTCGGTCATGTTGGATATATAATTATATAGTGTTTATATGAATAATGTCATATATAAATATTCATTTCAATTTTATGATGGGGCGTAGCACCCGTCAGGATAATAGAAAATTGAAAACATTGAACAATAATATATATATACATATAACTATACAAACTTATTATACTACTACCACACATAGCTCACTCCGTAAAATATGTCAAACAAAATTAACGCAACTGGAACTTTGAAAAGTTCTCTTGAAATTGGTATAACTATATCATCCGCACTTAGTGAGCTCATTGATAATACATTTGATGCAAATGGAAGTGAGGTTAGACTTAGGTTAAATCCCGATTTAACCGCATATTATTATGATAACGGCGCCGGTATGTCAAAAAACGAACTCAATCGCGCAGTTGAAATACATAATCGTTCTGAAGCTACTAACAATAAACAAGGATGCAAAGGTGTAGGGATGAATAATACAATGGCTATATTTACAGGATTAAAATCACCCGTATCTATTATTTCGCGAAAATCGGGCGAAACAATGGTCGATATGTTAATTGACTATCCAGATTATGTTGAGAATAATACTTATAATCCTTGTGCCAGAACAGACCCAAGTAGAGTTTCTGAAGAGAACTTCAATAAACTTGTGAATACCGGTCTACGGTCTGAAACTGGAACCGTTGTATGCTTTCCTCGGATACATCCTGACGTGCATCATGAATTAACCGAATCAATTAAAAGTAAACAAATTGAGCATAGTCTTATCTACGATGCCGGAGTGCGATATCGAGAATCGATTGAAGCCGGAAATAGTATCAAGTTAATAATACCTGATGAAAATGAGGTTGAATATGAATATGAGGTTTTGCCGATAGACCCATTATGTAGATATTCTATTCCCCAAGAAAATCAGGAAGCTGTAGAATGTAAACTGTATATTAATCGGTCTGCAACCAGAACGCAAACCCGGTCTTATTTTACGTTGAATGGAAGCGATGAATATACGAAAAATATACAAGATGCTAAACATGTTTCAGCCATGGAAACTATTCCTCCGGAATGGAGTTTTGTAGGGTCATATATTGTATATTCTGCATATTCGTCAGATTGGTTAAATGAACAACGAGATGTGATTGCACGTATTGAAGAAATTGATACTGATAATGAGGATGATGACGTCAGTCGCACTGGAAGACCGGCGATTGAAAAACGTAAACATAAAAAACAGGCTTTTATGGGTGGATTATATTTTCAGCGCAATAAGAAAATCATTATGCGACTTCCAATATCAAATACAATTTCGGGTGAGTTTTCTGAACGCCCGTTTCACAACAATTCTCGTCATATATTGAAATATTCGGTTGAACTAGATGACTATATGGATACACAAATAAACAAATCGGTGTTGCGTGAAGAAAATATAGATAAATCTATTATGAATGCATATAAGGTATTACGAAAAAACTTTGCACATAAACAATATTTATTAGCACATCCAGCACCAGCACCAGCACCAGCACCAGCACCAGCACCAGCACTAGCACCAGCACCAGCACCAGCACCAGCACCAGCACCACCACCAGCACCAGCACCAGCACCAGCACCAGCACCAGCACCAGCACCAGCACCAGCACCAGCACCAGCACCAGCACCAGCACCAGCACCAGCACCAGTTCTAGCACCGGCACCAGAACCGGTTAGACAACATTTACGCACAAATCTTCCTAAAATAATTGCATTATCTATGTTGAGACATTTGAACAATACATCGCATATAAATAATAACGACCAATATACAAATATTTTAGTAGAAATACTTTGTATAGCGAATGGAAAAGGGGGGTGTATACAATTAGCAAAACAAATAGCATTTATATCAAATAACGATTATTCTAGATTGTCGTTATGTTTATGCGAATACTATAACATAACTTATTCAGATACCGAAGCAGTTTGCGGTGGCTCTATATTACTTACATTTTATAGAGAACTATTTCCAAACAGTGAATTACTTGTAGTAAATCCATAAATAAAAACATAAAAAATATAAAACCCACAACCTAAAACTATTTAGAAAATTGAATACAATAATCTATATCATTTTTATTCATATTACACAACATACATTATTATGTCTCTAAAAATCAAATCCCCCGAGAACTTTCGCCAAAATATTCGCGCTAAATTGGATGCTATCATTGGCGACGAAAAAATGGCAACCAATTTAGAAAAAGGTATTTTCAATTATGCCATCAAAGAAGCCAATACCCATAAAATCGTAAAAAAATGGGAGAACCCGCCATTTGTTCAGCTATATACTGACCGTCTGCGCAGTATCTATATCAATATCAAGAACCCCGAATTGCTAAAACAGCTTAAAGACGGCGAAGTATTACCGCAAACCGTCGCATTCATGACACACCAAGAGTTCAATCCCGTTCATTGGCGAACGCTCATCGACCAGAAAATCAAACGCGATGCATCCAAGTTCACCACCAACATAGAAGCGTCGACGGATATGTTTACTTGCAAAAAATGCCGTTCCAAACGATGCACTTATTATGAACTGCAGACGAGAAGTGCGGATGAGCCGGCAACTATATTTGTGACCTGTTTGGATTGCGGAAAACATTGGAAGTCTTAGGATATTTATATTGTGATGTAAACAGCATAAAGGATAATATTGCAAATAATATACAAATGGATTATATATATGTATTGATTTGTGATAATGGGTGGGAAGATACTATTGTTTTTTTATCGGAAGAAGATGCTATAAGAGAATCTATACACAACTCAAATTATAGAATAGAAATATTTAGTAAAAACACGACCTGTCCAGGATATATTCCTACATATAATTATTATAAAAATGGGAAATATATAACATCCGCCGATAAATAGTGGCAATTCCGGAGCTCGGAACGAGCATAGGAATTGGAAGTTTCTCCGGAGAAACGACGGAGAAGTATCGCAGGATGAAAAGGTTATACTCCCGGCAAAAATGCATACAATGACCCAGCAAAACACAATATATGAGACATACCATGATATATTATATGTTTATCACAACACCATTCTCGGCTTGAATAATAATTACTCAATACAAAAAAATAAATCGTCCATGTAATAATCAGCATAAAAGCATACGTCATACTGATATCCATTTTTTTATAGAACAACACATACCCGATAAATAATAAAATCGAGACTTTCGCAACGACCCCGTCGATTTTATGTATAATATACCATCGCACCGGGTTATTCCAGAATAGTTGCGAGACACCTATAGTTATAATCAGACATAGACTGAGTATATATTCCATAGCGGGCTTATCGGAGAACTGTAAAAAAAAGATATACGATAATACCAATAGACCATTGGTTATTCGTAATAATTGTGGGCGCATTTTTGTATATTTTTATACGATAATTTTTATTAGTGAATACTACGACTATTATCCGCGTCAGATAATCTCTCTACCAGAGTGGGAATTATTTCATAAAACCCTATAGTATCAATTCTACGACAATGTGGACATTCTGTATATTCTTTATGGCCTCTATATTTTTTTTCACAGGTATAATGTAATTGTATATCACACCGAAGGCATAGACACCATGAATGACTCGTATCGATTTCATCCCAACAAATTAAACATGTATTTGGGTCGACGTCTTTATCCTTCGATGATAAACCATCTACGGATAAATCTCGAACACTTCCGGTCGTTCTCGCTTCTTCCGGTATTGTCTTGCTTATTTTATTTCCCATTTACTAATATAGATATTTGCAAATATACTTACGAATATAATTGCAATCAATTTTATAACACATATACACATACACATACATATCTCAAAACATTTATGCGAGAACTTCCAAATCTTTGACTTTCCAATACTCGCATCCTCCGTTCGGCAGCGGGCGTTTAATGATAAACGGTATGGCTTTTTGTTCCAATTCGGCCAATGCAATCAAATAACCATCTATAGCATTTGTTGTTATAGAAATCATCGGTTTAGCTCCATCGTTGATTTGTTTTGCTCGTTCGCCCAATATGCGCGCCTTTTCAAACTTTGTCAAGAATGGCAATGTGCGATGCAGGGGGTCATATATTTCCCCGTCTTCATTTCTGCGAACAACCGTCAATAATTCAACCTCGCTATAATTTAACTGTTGCATTTCCGGGTGATACTCGCTGATGATATTTTGTTTCAATGATTCGTCGAACTTTTGTAAATAGTTTTCGTCATATTCGTCATCATCATCGTCGTCGTCATCATCGATATCCATATGACTGAGTTCATATTCAGCAGTTGTATCTTTTTCTTTCTCCTTTTTAAATATATCATTATTTCGGGCTTCTTCGTCATCATCGTCGTCATCATCATCTTCATCGTCTTCTTCTTCGGAGGATGCTTTACTTTCATTATCGGAATCATCTATATCACTGGGTTCATCTGTTTTTTTCTCGGATTTCGGTTTGGGTCCATTTTCTTCTTCCGGTTCTTCCTCTTCAGAATAATTTTCATCGTCATACTTTTCAGCCATTGTATTGTTCTATATTATATATATATGTCTAAATGTATTCGTTTATAATTATTTATTTTTCGTTTCAATTTTTTGAATGCACCTTATTTATTATTGTCGGTTTTCCAAACGGTATCGCAAGATACACAAATATACAAATATTTGAGAGCTTCGTCGTCATATCTCATATAGATAATTTCGGGAACTACGTCGGATTTGACATTTGTTTGGCATGCTGCATTGGGACATTTGACGTTGGAAATGCGTGGCAAAGTGGGGTCTTTTTTCGTGTATTTATTGATAATATGATTGAATGTTTGTTCACCCTTTTTAAAGTTTGTTTCCAATACACAAATATTGTCGTTTGTCAGGGTCTCGTCTTTTTCTCCGCAGTTTCGACAATAATACACGAGCTCGTTTGTATTCTCCTCGTTGATACTGATATACAGCATATTGCTACAGTGATTACAGAACTTCATGTTAATAATAGATATATAATACTATATATCCATATATTATTATATCACTTTTCAATTTTATAGTTTATTTTTTGGCCGAATGACGGCGATTCTTGTGGGATTTTGCCTTGCGCGTTTTTTTGTGGTTTTTGCGTAGTTTTTTGGTTCTTTTTCCGCCGAGTCGAAGTTCGCGCACACTTTTTAATACATCAGCAACACTTCCTTGTGGATAAAATGGAACGATGGGACTGGATGATTTTTTTGGAGAATGATATTTATTATTTGCCAAGACCTGACTAGGCAACATTCCTCTAATTGGATCTAAGGTTATAAATAATTCCCTATTTCTAGGTGATTTTTTAGGTTCATCTTCACAATGTCTCCTTTTCCCGAATATAGGGGGTGGCTTTGGTGATGTCGGTCGATGTGGTTGGTGTATAGTTGGTAATCGTTTAGATGCCCACTTTTCTTGTTTTGGTTCCGACTCGTCTTTTTTGGTATGACGTATTGACGGAAGAGACATTATATATAACACACACAATAAAAACTCATAAAAATGGATAATATATATTCAACAATAATATATTCCACCATACACTTATGCAGAGTTTGTAAAAAGTGCTCGCATTTTTCAGACCTAACATAAAATTGATTTATTAACGATATAAAAATATTTCTCTAACTATATCAATATCTATATTAATAATGTCAGCGAATCCCATTATTTCAACCAATACTAGTATTGTGAGTGCATATGATGAGTTTATGAAAAAACATCGCAAAAATAAAGATGAATCCAATGTTCCCGCCACAAATACTCGCATAGGTAGTACCGAATTGAATATCTATGGCGGAACATACCATATACCGGTGCACGAGTATAGCGGCTTTTTGAAATTGTATGCTAAATATACTCTAGCTGGAAATAATCCAGAGTATTTAACCGAAATGCAATTGCAATCCGGATGTCCCATTTTGATTGATATGGATATGCGGTATCCAGACACCATAACTACCCGCCAGCATGAAGAAAGTCATATAGAGGATGCGGTAGACATTTTGGCGGACGAATTGTCTAAACTATTTCAATTCGACGAAAACACAAAGTTCAACATATACATTCAACAAAAACCGGCCGTTCATATATTAAAAGAAAAAAACATAACAAAAGACGGCGTTCACATTATTGTAGGGTTAAACACTGATAGACAAACGCAAATCGACTTGCGTAAACGGATTATACCACGTATAGAAGAGTCGTGGAATGGTTTACCTCTAACAAACACATGGAATGATGTTATAGATGATTCTATAACATCTGGAAAAACGGGATGGCAACTGTATGGTTCACGAAAACCCGGATACGGCGTTTACCGACTAACAAATATATACGAAATAACATATGACCCCGACGATGACAGTATTCAGAGACATGAAATCCCATTGGACACGTTCGACGAGATTGCAAATATAGAGAAATTATCCGCTAGATGCACGACCCATCCGTCCGCATTCTTTTCGTCAGAATATGCGAGAACCCGGGCGAATGCACCCGCAGCACCAACGGCGCATGTTCATAGAAATGCACCCACACTGCGAAATGGCCCATCCTTCTCCGTGTCGAATGCCGAACAATTACAGAACGCGATTAACGACTTCTTGGATAACCTTATTATGCCACAAGAATACGAGCTAAAAGAGGCACATGATTATACAATGATATTGCCCGAAATGTATTATGGGGTCGGTTCATTTGCTAAATGGATACGGGTTGGCTGGGCATTACGCAATATAAGCGATAAATTGTGCATTGTATGGATTGCCTTTTCCGCACAATCACCCCAATTCTCCTATAGCGATATTCACGGATTGATAGAAAAATGGAATACATTTGATTTGAAAAATCCGCACGGGCTAACAAAACGGTCGATTATGCATTGGGCGAAACAAGATGTTCCCGAAATGTATAAAAAAGTCCGCGCAACGACTATCGACCATCATATCGACCAAACTGTCAAGGCTATTACTTTAGACAATTTGGGAACAGACCGAAATGCCCGGGGGTGCACCGACACCGATTTAGCAAATGTGTTATATCAAATGTATAAAGACGAGTTTGTCTGTGTCAGTGTTAAAAACAATGTATGGTATAAACTAAAGGGGCATCGATGGGTGGAGAACGATTCGGGAACCAATTTGAGAATGGCGATTTCGTCGGTTATGCGCGATTTGTATTGGAAACGCGCATCGGCGTTTATGGAGCAGGCTTCGTCCATTGACCCGCCAGATGAAGAACGAACCAAACGATTACAAGAACATGCAGATAAGATATTGAAAATATGCGAGAGATTGGGTCGTGCGAATGAGAAGAAAAACATTATGATAGAGGCGAAAGAATTGTTCTATGACAGTGATTTCGTAAAAAAATTGGATACGAATGTATATCTATTATCATTTAAAAATGGCGTTATTGATTTCGCTATGGGTGGATTTAGAAAGGGCTACCCGGAAGATTATTTGTCTAAATGCACGAATATTGATTATGTTCCTATAAGCGAACCGCGTGATGCAACCATTATAGCCGAAATCGCAGACTTCATGCGAAAACTGTTTCCAATTGAGCAAATCCATGATTATATGTGGGAACATTTAGCGTCTACCTTAATCGGAACATCGGCCAATCAAACATTCAATATGTATATCGGGATTGGACAAAATGGAAAGTCGGTATTGGTGGATTTAATGACGCTATGTTTAGGAGATTATAAAGCCGATGTTCCATTGCCACTTATTACCGACAAACGCACGAAAATCGGCGGGTTGGCTCCGGAGTTGTTGGCGCTAAAAGGTGCCCGTTTAGCCGTTATCAATGAACCATCAAAGGGCGACCAAATCAACGAGGGTATTATGAAACAACTAACGAGTGGTATTGACCCGATTCAAGCACGTGCACCCTATATGTTGGAAGCGGTGACCTTTATCCCGCAATTCAAATTGGTCGTTTGTAGTAATGAGTTTATGGTTATTCGAAGTCAAGACCATGGCACATGGAGACGCATTCGGGTTGTCGATTTCGTATCGCTATTTACGGAAAATCCAGTGGAAGGCGACAGAGAAAAACCATATCAATTCTTGCTAGATAGACATATCAAGGAGAAGTTCGAGAGCTGGAAAACCGTGTTCATTGCGATGTTAGTGGATATCGCAATCAAAACCAAGGGTGTAGTAAAAGACTGCCCTCGTGTTATGGCTGCAAGTAATTCCTATAAAGAAAGTCTGGATTTCATCGGCGATTTTGTGCGCGATTGTTTTATAGATAAACCGGGAGGAAAAGTATCGAAAGAAACGGTCAAACAAGAGTTCGTATATTGGCATGAATCAAATTATGGTGGAAAAATACCGAGCATTCGAGAAGTGCATACATATATGGATAAAAAGTTCGGTAAATACGGAACATATGGTCATTGGCCGGGTATCGCATCCACTAAACTGGAACAAAGGTCGCATTCAAATAGCGAAGATAGTGATGACGATAATGTTGAGAACAATATATCGGCAAATGAGCTGTAATTACCTACATATAAAAACAGAATAACTATAAATATATAAAATATTCTTATACTATATTATAAATACATAACATACCAATGTGTCGACTCTTGTTTTCTTTTCGCAACACATCTATAAAACCGTTATTGGCCGATTTTTTAGCTCAATCGACAAATACCGAAAAAAATACACCAAAATTGCATAATCATAGAGACTATACAATGCATCAAGACGGATTTGGTATTGCATGGAAAACGGAAACTGCTAAGGATTGGGCTGTATATAAACAACCGCATGTATATACAAAAGACCCCGATTTAGATGCGGTAATAGATGATATACCGAACCATTTAGTTATAGCGCATATTCGAAAACAAACGCATGGAGATGTGTCCATGGAAAATACGCATCCATTTCATTATCAAAATCAAGTATTTGTTCAAAATGGGACCATACTAGATTTTGAAACCCATGCGATTTTATTACAATCGTATATTTGTCATTCATTTATTCACCATATAAAAGGCGAAACGGATTCTGAATGTCTTTTTTTCATGTTATTATCAGCCATAAAATATTTGCAACATCGGTCTACTTATGTAAAAAAAAGGAATGCAACCCGAAAAAAACATTCTAAATCGGCGTTTTCTAAAAAGCAAATAGACCTATATGAAGACATTATCGAGTCCTTTCCGTTTTCTAGTATCGAACAAGAATCAGAATATGCATTATATATAAAAGCCTTCCACATATTGATTTCTATTTTTAAAAAATATGACATCGAAATTGTTATGAATATTATTTATGGAGGTAATGATATCGTGTTATTGAGCCGATACATTTGTTATAATAAATCGAAATATGATGAACCGCAAATACCGTCATCTTTATATTGGAACAAATGTAATACGCATGGCGATAAAGGTATATTGATTACATCTGAACCGTTATTTAAATATGACAGTGTTCTTATGCCAGAAAATACATTAACAATAGTAGATTATAAAAAGTATGAACTCATAATTCATACTTTTGCTAGAACGCCATAGCGAGAACGCGGGAGGTCGGAACGACCGAAAGTGTTCGAGATTTATCATGAAAGGATATAGCGAGAACGCTGGAGGTCGGAACGACCGAAAGTGTTCGAGATTTATCCGGAGATGATTTATCATCGAAGGATAAAGCTCATTCTATAGTTGGTAAATAATCAAACTTACTGGGTGGACTCCAATAGGTGGTTGGCTTATGTGGGGCCCCCAATAAAACCGACTTCAAATATGGAAGTGTGTATAATAAAATATATTCAATACTGTGCAATATGGATATAGTTGAAAAAATAACAATTGCGATTAGTATTTTTGAGTATTTATTTATATTCGGAAATCGATACAGTTTAAAACACATATACAAAAAAACGCCTACATATATAA